GGTGCTGGCAGTTTGTTATCTGGCGGTGCTGGATCTGCATTGACCGGATTACTAACCGGAGGCTCAGGATCCGCATTAGCTGGATCATTACTATCTGGTGGGTCGGTCAATGCCGGGTCATTGAGTGCATTGGCTGCTAATTACTTTGCACCAGGATCGGGCGCATTAGTAAGCAGTTTGTTGTCTGGAGGAAGTGGATCAGAGTTAGCAAGTTCACTGCTTTCCTCATCTGGGTTAACCAGCGCAATGACTAATTTTGCGTCATCTGCACAATTTGCCAGTGTGTTTTCGGGTGCAAATTCTTTCTTAGGTGGCGGCGGCAACCCATTGGAAGCAGGCATTGTGGCTGCAAAAGGGTTTAACAATACAATAAATCGAGCCAATCTCAATCAAGCAGTGACAGCATTGATTGGTAATCCTAAAATAACTGTTCCAGATTTTGCTCCCCAAGGTACCGGATAAATATCCGTATGCCTACATTCATCGGATTCAATACACAAAATCAATTTAAAAAATTCACCTTGGTTGATGGTGAATTGATCAAACGCGATCTACTCAATGCGTTTAATATCACACAAGGGCAGTTGCCCGGCCGTCCCGCTTACGGTACTACTTTGTGGGATTTCTTATTTGAAAGCCAAGATCAAACCACCATGTCTGCTATTCTACGCGAAGTGCAGCGTGTGGCCGGCGGAGACCCTAGAGTTTATCTCACTGATGTCAATGTATATCCACAGGAAAACGGTGTATTGATCGAGCTGGAAGTACAGTTTGTTCCTAACACAGATGCCCAATTGCTGAGCGTATTTTTTAATCAGCAACAACGAAGAGCCACTTTTGTATAAAAGCAGCCGTTTATTTCTTCGGTAAATAACACAATAACATATTATCATGGCACGCACTACTAGACAAACAGTTGTATTCGGAGTTGAAGATTGGAAGCGCATCTATCAGACTTATAGAGAAGCGGACTTCCAAAGCTACGACTTTGAAGCATTACGCAAGAGCTTCGTAGACTATCTACGACAATATTACCCTGAATCATTCAACGATTACATTGAATCATCTGAATTCATAGCCATGCTGGATGTGATTGCATTCATGGGTCAGGCCATGGCCTTCCGCAATGACTTGAACACTCGTGAAAACTACATTGACACCGCAGAACGCCGTGACAGTGTGGTTCGTCTAGCTAATCTAGTTGCATATACACCAAAACGAAACACAGAAGCACAAGGCTATCTCAAAGTATTTTCTGTTCAGACTACAGAAAATGTCACAGATTTCAACGGAATAGATCTTGCCAACATCACAGTAAACTGGAATGATCCAACAAACTTCAACTGGGCTGAACAATTCACAGCTATTATCAATGCTGCATTGGTAGACACGCAAAGAGTGGGTCGTCCAGGAAATCGCCAAACTATCGTAGGGGTGGACACTTCAGAATACAGTATCAACTTGGTTCCTGGATTCTTACCTGTCTTACCTTATACTGCCACAGTGGACGGTGTAAACATGCCATTTGAAGCAGTGAATTCTACTTCTGTGGGCCGCGATTATATCTACGAACCTGCTCCACAACCCAATGGTATCTTTAATCTGTTGTTCCGCAATGATCAACTGGGATTTGCTGCTGCTAACACAGGATACTTCTTCTACTTCAAGCAAGGTGTGTTGCAAAATCAAGACTTCAATTTAGCTGAACGAATTCCTAACCGTACAGTGAACATCAACATCGAAGGTATCAACAATCAAGATCGTTGGTTGTTCCAGTTGGACAACACCGGCACAGTGACCAGTGAGTGGCAATATGTTGAATCAGTGTATGCTGCGGCTGTGGAACAATTGGCTCCAGACCAAAGAAAACTATTCTCTGTAACCAGTAGAGCCAATGACCAGATCACTTTGACATTTGGTGATGGGGTATTCTCAGCCATACCTGTGGGACTATTCCGTTCTTATGTTCGCGCATCAAACGGATTGCAGTATATCATCAATCCCGAAGAGATGCAAAGTGTGGTGTTGCCTATCAGTTATGTGAGTCGTTCAGGTCAATTACAGACCATCACATTTACCTGTGGAATCACCACTCCTGTGAGCAATGCTCAAGCTAGAGAAACCTTGGATGAGATCAAGCAACGAGCGCCTGCTAGATACTATACACAGAATCGCATGGTCAATGGGGAAGATTACAACAACTTTCCATTCACCTTGTACAACAGCATCATCAAGAGCAAGGCTTTAAATCGTGCCAGCATCGGTACCAGCCGATATCTTGATCTAGTGGACAACACTGGAAAATACAGTAGTACAAATAGTTTTGCCAGCGACGGTGCTATCTGGCAAGAAAATCAACTGCCTACATTTTTATTCACCTGGCTCACAAGAAACGAAGTAGCCAGTGTGATTACTAACCAGATACAGCCGCTGTTGACCACCAATGCATTCATACAGTTCTATTACGCTAATTTTGTTAGGCCTAATTTATTGGTCAATGATCTTACATGGAATCAAAGTACCACTCTGGCCAATGAAACATCGGGCTACTTTGTGAATGCGCTGGGATTCCCTGCTGCGGTTGGCACTTATTCTAGCACCAATACTCAATACATACAAGTAAGCAGCTTGATAAAGTTTGCTGCGCCTGCTGGATACTATTTTGACGCCAACAATAGACTCCGATTAGGAATACCCACACAGGCCTCTGAACGACTGAGTCTTTGGGCCAGCCCGGTTAGTATCTATCTAGATGGAACCAACAATGGACAAGGAAATTTTACCAGTGGTAGGCTCAGCGGTCAAGGTCCTGTGGTATTAAATAATTTCATCCCCACAGGTGCTATTCCTGTGCAAGTGATTCCTTTGTTGATAACAGATATTCCCAGCAGCCTAGAATCAGCCATTGCTGATCAAGTATTACTGTATAGGAATTTTGGATTGGGATATGATAATCTCACACAATCTTGGTACTTGATCACATCAAACAATCTTGATGTGAATGCAGATTTTAGCCTTGCTAATGCACAAAGCACTACAGGTACTAATCAAGATGCGTCATGGATGATACAGGCCGTCACTGATGGTGTGAAATACACAGTGACTAGCCGTGCGTTGGTTTACAATTTTGGATCAGTGCTACAAACTAGATTCTTCTTTGAAACCGGAAATCGTATCTACGATCCAAGGACCGGTAAAACCATCAGCGACTATATAAATGTGTTGAGAACCAATAGCTTGCCAGATTCGAACAGCCCATTGCCTGGCGATATCTATCTCAAGATCATTGGCCAACCTGTGCAATCAGATGGCTATGTGGATGATTATCAAGTCGTTGTCAGCTATCAAGACAGTGACAGTGATGGCATTGCTGATGACCCAGACTTCTTCAATGAGATTGTGGCACCTGATGTAAACTCCACTACCAAGTATGTGTTCTTTGAAAAGACTGTGGATTTTGATAATCTGCAACGCTACCTCTTGGTTGAGCCGGTCCGAGTAAACAGTGATTACGCCACACAAAATGACATTGAATTGGTCAAGACTGAATATATCATTGGACAGATCTTCTATGCTTACAGTCAAGAAATATACACAGGACCACTCACAGGGCAAATTGGTGCATTCTACGAACTGGTGCTCAGTGGCACCGGTGTGAGAACTCTAGTAGATGTCACTGCTGACTGGTTAGCAAGAGTTGGTCGGCCTAGTATATACTTCCAATATAGACACAATGCACCTCTCACAGATCGCATAGATCCTGGAACTACCAACATTATCGACTTGTATGTGGTCACACAGAGTTACTACACAGCGTATCAGAATTGGGTCAGAGATAACACAGGCACCGTGGCTGAACCTGCGGTGCCTACCATCAATGAACTCAGCACTGCTTATCAAGGTCTTAATGATTACAAGATGATCTCAGACAATGTGGTTGTTAATTCTGTAACATTCAAACCATTGTTTGGCCCTAAAGCAGCACAAGAACTGCGTGCCACGATCAAAGTGATCCGTGCTGCCAACTCAACTGCTAGCGAAAGTGAAATTAAAACTCTAGTAGTAGCAAATCTCAACGAATACTTCACAATTGATAAATGGGATTTTGGTGATACCTTTTACTTCTCTGAGCTGGCAGCTTACATCCATCGTAACATGGGCGGCATAGTGAGTTCGGTAGTATTAGTACCATTGGATCCATTGAAATACTTTGGTGACTTGTATGAGATCCGTTCAGCACCCAACGAAATCTTTGTCAATGCAGCCGGTGTGAGTTCCGTAGAAGTGATCACAGCATTGACCTCAACTAATATCAGAACTGCACCAGGCAGCGGAGTTATCTAATGGCTAGAACCAGAACAGTAGATTTTCTACCACCAATCTTTCAAACTACTACCAACAAGCAGTTCCTGGCGGCCACACTGGATCAATTAGTCCAGGAACCCCAGTTTAAGAAAACACAAGGATTTGTAGGACGCCATGTGGGCCCGGGTGTGAATCCCAACGATTACTATGTGGTTGAGCCCACAGCTAGTCGCGCTAATTATCAGCTGGAGCCAGGGGTGATCAGCTTGGTACCCGACACCAATGATATTTCAGATGCTGTCACATATCCTGGTATCACAGATGCGATCGCACGCCAAGGTGGATTTACCAATGATGCTGCAAGACTGTACACCAGTGAATACTACAGCTGGGATCCTTTTATAAATTTTGACAAGTTTTCTAACTACAGTCAATACTACTGGTTGCCTGCAGGGCCATTGGCCGTGGATGTCAGCGCCACAGTTGTTCCCACCACTGACACATTTGATGTAACTAGGGCAGACAACTATTATGAGTTCTCAGGAGTGGCTGGGGAAAATCCCACAATCACCTTGGTTCGCGGCGGCAACTACGAGTTTGTAGTCAATCAGACACCCAATCAATTCTGGATTCAAGCCGAGCCCGGAGTCAATGGCGTATTACCTTATGCTCCTAATATCAGTTCAAGAACTGTGCTAGGTGTTACGAACAACGGTGAAGACTCAGGTAAAATAACCTTTGATGTTCCATACAAAAATGCACAGCAATTCTATTACGACTTAGATCTTATACCTAGTATCCCTACACCAGGGCAGGTAGATCTACTCACAACTACATTGCAATTTGACCAAGTCAATAATGTGTTCTTGAGTACATTCTTGGAACAATATCCCGACGGCATTGATGGTATCACTAACCTGCAGAATCGTACTATAGTTTTTACCAACACTATAGCCGACCCAGAGGATGGCGGCTGGTTGATTACTACACAGTTTGACCCACTGGTACAAGCTACTAGCAACAACGGATTGCCTGGCAGTTTTGATTATCTCACATACGATCAGACCACACCTATCTTGGATGTTAACACCAGATACAGTGTGTGGCTAATACAATATCAATATACCACCGGTGGCGAGCCAATTCTCAAGTTGTCATCTGTTACTCCTTGTGCGGAGTTTACTAAGTTTACTGTGCTGTTTGGCGCTGAATGGTCAACCACACAATGGTATCGCAATGCCGAAGGTTATTTTGAACAGATTCCTTTGTTGACCGCAGTGAAAGATCTGTTGTGGTATCAAGATGGTACCAACCCAGAAATCTTTGGACAGATCAGAATAGTTGATCCCACACAGGCACAGACTATCAATGTAGATACAGACATACTAGGTAAGAAAAATTATTTGTCTCCCAACGGTGTGGCGTTTACCAATAACTTGCAGATCACATTCCGTGGTAGTGTGGTTCCTACCAGTTATCAGAATCAAACTTATTATGTGGCTGGAGTAGGAACTGCGATACAATTATTACCAGTTGGTAATTATGTCACACCTGAACCTTACACCGAGAGTTCTACCATACCATTTGACTCCTTGCCATTTGATGTAGGAAACTTTGATGGCAGTTTGAATCAACCTTTGCAGTTAGATTACATCACCATGGCCCTGGATAGCCCAGACCTTAATGCATGGACTCGCTCAAATCGTTGGTTCCATATTGATGTGATAACAGCAAGTGCTGTTTACAACAATACCACGGCTGTGTTGGACAATGCACAACGGGCCAAACGCCCTATTGTTGAATTCCGCGGCGGTACTAGATTGTACAACATGGGCACCGAGGCCAAGCAGCCCGTGAATATCATTGATCTAAAAGAAACTGATGCATTGTCAAACATCAATGGACAGATTGGCTATGCAGTGGATGGATATATTTTCCAACAAGGCACTAGAGTTATTTTTGCAAAAGATCTCGACGACCAGGTGCGTAACAAAATATATGTGGTCAACTTTATCAATCCAGCTACAGGACCATTACCTGACAGTACATTGGTGGCTGAACCTGTGATTGATCTGGTACCCGCCGATGATGCAGTGGCCTTGATTGATCAATGTGTGGTATGTTTGAGTGGGGTTACATTGCAAGGTACCACTTTTAGATATGATGGTGTGGCCTGGACCCAGGCACAGCAAAAGACCACTATAAATCAAACACCTATGTTTGATGTGTACGATCAAAATGGATACAGCTTGGGTAATCTTGCTGTGTATCCTAGCTCCACATTCTCAACAACCAAGAACAACCTTGGAGATATTGTTGGTGGCAATGCATTATTCAGTTATGCTCTTGGTACCAGTGGAATAGCAGATACTGTGTTAGGATTTCCATTAAGATATCTCAGCTTGAACAATGTAGGGGATATCGTATTTGACAATAACCTGTATTCAGATACATTTATCTATGTCAAAGACAATGTCAGCACAACCGAAAATGTCAGCATTGGATATGTAAAGCAATACGCCAATAGAACTGTTTACCAGAAAGAAATTGGCTGGCAAACAGCCGAAGTCAAGAGTCTGATCTATCAACAATTCAGCTTCACTTATGAGTTGAATACTCCATTGGTATTAGATGTGGCAGTGATAGTGCCCACTGGCATCATACCTAGTGTCAAGGTGTTTGTGGGCAGCGTTTTTCAAGATCCGGGTACCTATTCATACACTACTACCAGTAACACCACCAGTATAACATTTGGTCCAACTGCGGTCATAGTGCCCGGCGATGTGATTGAAGTGTTGGCTCTCAGCGATCAGGTCAGTGCTGTGGGATTCTATCAGGTACCTATCAACTTGGAAAACAATCCATTGAATAGCAACAGTTCTAGTTTTACTCTAGGAACTATCCGTACTCATTATGACAGCATCGCACAAAATCTTGTAAATCTAACTGGCAAGATCAACGGTGCTAATAACTCAAGAGACTTGGGCAACATTGTTCCTTATGGTTTGATCATTCTGCAACAAAGCTCACCAATGACCTTGGCAGGGTATTTCCTCCGTAAACCAGATTATGATATATTTGCATCATTGGAATACAATTCAAGACTGTATGAAAAATTCAAAGCACAATTCTTGAATCAGGCAGTTTCTGGTGATTATGTGAACCTGACCATCCCTGAGATACTTGATGCAGTATTTTCTGAGCTCAACACAGGCCGTACAAGTTCTAATCCATTTTATTGGAGTGACATGTTGCCTACAGGCACGGTGTATACACAACTACAGACCACAGTGACTCCGATCACAGGGCAGGTATTTGATCTCACCCAGGTATACAATTACACATCGGCCAATTATCAAGGTCTATTGGTTTATGTGAATGATAGATTATTGACTAGAAACATTGAGTATGTGGTTAGCATTGATGCTCCTATCTTCACTATCATACCCACACTAGCCGTGGGTGATGTTGTGACCATACAAGAATATGACGCAACTTATGGCAGTTATGTACCAAATACTCCTACCAAGTTAGGATTGTATCCTGCGTATGTTCCTGAAATTTTCTTAGATGAAACTTATGTCGATCCGGTATTCGTGATCCGAGGTCATGATGGTAGTATCACTAGAACATTTGGAGACTTCCGGGATCAACTGCTGTTAGAATACGAAATCAGGGTCTATAACAATTTAAAACTGGATGGTAATCCTATACCACTCACAGCAGACGAAGTGATTCCCGGCGAGTTCCGTACCACAGACTACACCCAGACAGAGATCCAGGATATCCTGAATCAAGATTTCTTGACCTGGGTAGGTTGGAACAAACTGGATTACAAGACACAAGAGTATCTGCCAACCAATCAATTCACCTGGAACTACTCAACAGCTTCAAACAAACTCACTGCTAACGAACCATTAGTGATTGGTGCTTGGCGCGGTCTTTACAATTATTTCTACGATACAATCTATCCTAATACTAGACCTTGGGAAATGTTGGGATTCAGTGAACGCCCAATTTGGTGGGAAAATCAATACGGTCCTGCTCCGTACACATCTGGTAACTTGGTATTGTGGGGAGACCTTGCTGCTGGATTGGTAAGAGATCCTGTGGCACCCTATGTGCGTCCTGAATATGTTCGTCCAGGTCTACTGGATGTGATACCTGCGGGTAGCGAAGGTGCATTGTTGAGTCCGATGGAAGTCCTAGTAGGAAACTTCAACAGCAACAACTTCCGTCGTAGTTGGGTAGCCGGTGATGATGGCCCGGTAGAAAATGCATGGCGCACATCTAGTTCTTATCCCTTTGCGATCATGAGATTGCTGGCGTTGACTCGCCCTGCTGAATTCTTCTCATTGTTTGCTGACAGAGACTTGTACAAATTTGACACCGATTACAATCAATACTTGTATAATGGTCGTTACAGATTAGATGCCAACGGCATAGAAGTATATGGCAACGGTACAAGCAAAGCCAGTTATATCGACTGGATTGTAGACTTTAACCGTCAGAGTGGTATTAACTCCACCACAGCACTCACAGCAGATCTTAAAAATCTTGATGTAAGATTGTGCTACAGGATGGCTAGTTTCTCAGGAAAGAATCTCTTAGGCATCTACACAGAAAAGTCCAGTCCTAATAGTTTGAATTCTAGTCTATTGTTACCCGATGACAGTTACAATTTGTTGTTCTACAAGAATGTGCCGTTTGCTCAACTCACATACTCCAGTGTGATCATACAAAGTACCAGCACTGGCTGGGCGGTGTATGGTTACAATATGAGCCAACCATACTTTAACATCTTGCAGAGTCAAGTAAATGGTAATCTAGCCACAGTTTCTGCAGGCGGAAGTTCAGTACGAGTTCCAATTAGTTACACTAACAATGTGGTACAGATTCCTTATGGTTATGTGTTTACCAATCAGACTTTGGTAGCAGATTTCTTGTTAAGTTATGGTGCATTACTACAGAGTCAAGGCTTGGTATTTAAAACATTGGAAAATGGTTATGTTCTTGATTGGAACCAAATGGTCAGCGAGTTCTTGTATTGGAGCAATCAAGGTTGGGATACCGGTGCTATTATCAATCTCAACCCCGGTGCCTCTGAACTGATTGTTGAACGAGCAGGTGCTATCGTGGATAGCATTGCTGTGCAGACCGTGGAAAACATGGTGCTCAACGCAGACCGTACTCCATTCAATGCTAGAGATCTTGTGATTGAACGACTTGATAACACATTTACTATCAGAAGTCTAACCCCTGAAACTATCAACTTCCTTAACATCAAGTTTACCAATTACGAGAACATGATTGTGTTAGACAACACCAGTATATTTGCTGACCTGTTGTACGACCCTGTCACGGGTGCAAGACAAAGCCGTGTGAGATTAGTGGGATGGACTACCACTGAGTGGAATGGACAATTAGACGCACAAGGCTTTATCTTAAATCAAGACAACATCAAGCCATGGGATCCACTGAAGAAATATGCTCGTGGCGAGATTGTAAAATGGAAAAACACCTACTACAGTGCCACTGATATTGTGCAGCCATCTGCTGAATTTGACATCAACAATTGGACAATATCTGATTATACTTTGGTTCAACAAGGGTTATTACCTAACTTGGCCAACAAGAGTGATCAATTGGCCAACACCTACAACATCTACACAGCTAATCTTGAACTAAATCAAGACCTGTTTGGGTATGCGTTGATCGGATGGAAACCTCGACAATACATGGTGAACTTGAATCTGGATTCAACCAGCCAGGTCAGTTTGTATCAACAGTTCTTGGGCAGCAAAGGTACATTGCGTGCCGCTGAGATATTCTCATTTGCCGACCTGGGCCGTGGTCTCACACAATATGACATCTATGAAAATTGGGCTGTGCTCCGTGGCACATATGGTGCCAATGCAAATCGTAGTTTCTATGAATTGCAACTCAATGAGGCACTGCTGACATCTAACCCTGGCACGATACAAGTTGTGATTCCAGGAGAATCTAGTCTGGCCGACCAACCAGTATTGTTGAGTAATCTATGGAAATCTAGTTACAAGATTACCAGCCCCGACATCCTAACTACAACTACGATTCCTATAACGGATACAGCATTGCCCAGCGCGGGATATGTGAATTTTGATGATGTGGATGTCACAGTATTTGATATCACCGACACTGCATCATTGAATGCTGCTATTGATTACATTGGTGTAGGTACAACAATCTGGGTAGCCAAGATCAACAACTATGATTGGGGAATTTACAGAACCGGGCAATTGCCAGGTTACTTGATTTCGGTTACCACAAATCTTGATGGTACCAGCGTGTTTACTTTCACACAATCACATGGTATCACAGCCGGGACATTGTTTATCGTGAGATTCTTCTCAGATGAAGTCAATGGTGTGTATGAGGTATTGAATGTACCAAATCCTAATCAATTGGTAGCTAACTTTAGTTTCACCAACGCCAACCAGATCACTGCATCGGGTGTTGGAATTGGATTTGTGTTACAAACACAACGGGTAAGCCAAGCCAGTGATGTGATCAATTTACCGTATGCCAACAGTTTGATTCCGGGCAACAAGGTATGGGTGGACAACAACGGATTGGATCTCTGGCAGGTGTTAGAAAAACAGGATGTGTTCACATCAGCAGCAGAAATCAAAGCAACCGCACCAGTGTCTAATAGCCAATTTGGCCAGAGCGTAGTACAGAGTAAAAACAATTTATATGTTATAGTCGGCAGTCCAGGATATGATTCAGATGTAGGTGCAGTTTATACTTTCATCCGCACTTCGATCAACCCATTTGTAGAAAATTCTATTCTTCAGCTAGGCAATGCAGTGGATACTGTTGGATTTGGACATGCGATCAGTGTGGGCAACGAGACATGGCAAGTAGTGGGTGCGCCTGCCAGTTATAACAGCCGAGGTTATGCCAGTGTAATATATCGTACTCCGGGCACAGCCAGCTTTATCAATTCGGCTATACTCACAGTACCTGATCCTAGAGATTTAAAATATCCAGCAGAGTTTGGCTACAGCGTGGCTGTAAGTCGTGACGAACGATGGATGTACATCGGTGCTCCAGGTGTCAACAAGGTATTTGCTTACGGATTGGTCGAAGTTCAATCACAGAGCGTAAAATATACCACCGACGGTACAACAAGTATCTTCAACTACAGTGACAGCATCGTTATTGATTTCCAAGAGCCTGAACAAATCACCGTGGTCCTAAATAATCAATTGCTGACCTATGGCGTTGATTACACACAGACCAGCACCAGCATTGTGTTTGCCACAGCACCTGTGAGTGATCTGGTATTACAAATCATCCGTAGAACCACCGCATCTTATGTTGGCGATGGCACAACTAGAACATTCTCTTTAAACGAAAAATTGTATAGTGCTGTTAACATCTACAGTTTTAAAGTAGTGTTAGATGGTGTGTTGCAAAGACCAAATATTGATTACACATTCGATGCTGATAACAGTAGTGTAGGTAGAGATCTGATATTTGTCACAGCACCTGTGCTGAACGCAGCTATTATAGTGACCACAAACAGTTATTACACCTTTGTTGACACTTTAGAATTTACTACAACATGCACCGCATCAATATCTGGTAGCACCATGACTGTGTCGTCAGTACCAGTTGGTGCACCACCACTGACCAAGGGCATGATCCTGAGTGGAACTGGGGTTGCCAAAGGTACCAGAATCACAGCATTGATTTCGGGAACCGGTGGCACTGGCACATATCAAGTGACTCCTGGGCAAACTATATCAGCCAACATCACTGCTAGACTGCCTGATGGTGCTAGATTTGGTGAAAATATAGCCTGTACCACAGATGGCCGTCAGGTTATGATTGGTACACCCAATGACTACTATGATGGTACTGAAAATGCCGGTGCTGTATATGTTTACGATCGTTCAGTACAGAACTTTGTCATAACTGATCCTGCACAAACTTCTTACACAGTAGATGGAAATCTATTGGTAGCACCCACATCAGTGATTTTGAACAACACCTTCTTGACCAACACAGATGGCAATATAACTGGAAGTTTCTCTGTAAGCGGACCCACAGTCACAGTTACATCAACTTTGGCAGTAGGTGACATATTACAGATACAAGCCAACACATTTAATCTATTGCAGATCATTGGCGCCAATGTTCCAAACTCAGGATCAAACTTTGGTGCAGCGGTTGACATCTGTAGATACAGTTGCAGCTTATACACAGGAGCTCCACAGGAAAGTTCTGTGTTAGACAGTGCTGGATCAGTACAACGCAATGTAAATCAAAGCAGAGTATATGGTACTATCACTAGCACCAATGCCAACACCTTGCTGGTACCCGGGCAAACTCTCAGGATCAATGATCAAGAAATTGCTGTAAGCGCACCCGACTATTGGAGCAATTCTAGTACCTACGCAAAAGGCGATATTGTTGAATATGCACAGGCTTTGTACATAGCTACACGAACTGTACCTGCAGGTACAGCACTCACCGACACCACATATTGGCAACTCAGCAGCTGGACTGCTGTACTGGCCCAAGACATCAATGCGTCGGGCATTGCTAATGTAGTGGCTACAGTGGGTGCATCGGGCACCAGTAACTACAGTTTATTGACCATCAGTGTTAAGAATCTCCTAGCCTCTGAAGAAGGTAACAGACTCACTGTATTGCCCGGATTGATCGGAACCGTGTTCCAAAGTCTTGGATTTGATACATTTGTGTATACCCAGACCATTACCAGCCCGGCTCCTGTGATAAATGCTGGATTTGGAACTGCTATAAACATTGATACTTCAGCATTGACTCTTACTGTTGGTGCACCAGGCGGTAACCTATATCGGCCAAACACATTTGATAGCGGCACGACATACTTTGATAGCCGCACCACTACTTTCAATGGGCCATTGTATCAAAGCGGTGTGGTATACACATATGATTATCTACGCAGCGTTGGTGATTCAGCAAGTAATCCAGGCAAGTTTGTGTTTGGCCAGCAGATATACGATCAACGAGTGAGAGAATTAGATCAGTTTGGAACCGCAGTAAGCTACACCAATGGTGTGCTGATGGTAGGCAGCCCAGGTAGTGATGTTGATGACAGCACTTTAAGTGAATTGAATTATGGCCGTGTGTCAGTATTTAGAAACGCTAATCAATCTCCAGCTTGGGCAGTGATACACGAACAGTTGCCAGTGGTTGATATCGCATTGATCAATTCAGTGTACAGTTACAGCGCGATGACCGGAGCTAAGACCAACTTCTTTGATTTCTTTGATCCATTGCAAGGCAAGATTCTAGGAGCAGCAGCAGAAAATATCAATTACATTGGTGCTATAGATCCTGCAGCCTACAATGTAGGTGCTGTGAATAACTATGGTAGGATCTGGGCTGCTACACATGTGGGCGAAATCTGGTGGGATACCAGCACAGTGAGATTTATCGATCCCAATCAGGACAATGTCACCTATGCTGCACGCCGTTGGGGACAAGTGTTCCCAGGATCCGTGGTATCAATTTATCAATGGGTCAGCAGTAGTGTAGCACCGGCAAACTATACCGGCCCCGGAACTCCTCGTGATGTGGTCAGTTACAATGTGATCACTGGATTAAATCCTGATAATATTTTTGCTACCACTTACTATTTCTGGGTACAAGGTATTACTACCATTAACACCAGTTCAGGAAAAACACTCAGCACCACTGGCATTGCAAGATACATCGAAGATCCTCGCAGTTCAGGCATTCCTTATGTGGCATTTTTGAGTGCCAGCGCCACAGGTATCTACAATGCTGTGAATGAAATCTCTGCACAGGATACCATACTCAGCATTGAGTTTGATCGTGAATTGACAGATGCCAATGTCCATGTTCAATACAGTTTGATTCCACAAGATCGCGCCGACGGATTCTTGCCTGACAACTTGTATCTGAAATTACAGGATAGTTTGTGCGGCGTGAATACAACTGGAGCCAAGGTTCCGGACCCAGGACTTAGCATAGCCAACCGTTATGGTGTGCAGTTCCGACCACGACAGAGCATGTTCGCTGATAGATTCTTAGCATTGAAGAATTACTTCACCAGAGTCAACTCGGTGCTGTTACAATATCCTATCACTGAAATACGCAGTTTTCCATTGCTGTACAGCAGAGAACCAGAACCACCTGCAGGATCCGGTGCATGGAACAAACGAGTGCTGGATCTTGAAGAACTCAGTTATCAAGACTTGGCCACAGTACCTGTGGGATATCTATATCTAGTGGCGAGTGATTCGTCCCAGAATGGTCTATGGACCATCTATAGTGTTACCTCGGCAAAGACTTTTGCTACATTGGATCTAGTTCGAGTACAGAACTATGACACTCGTAGATACTGGAATCATGTTGATTGGTATCTGCCCGGCTACAATCGTAGCAAACAGATCATTGCCACAGTGGCTGTATACAGCGATCTCCGCAAGTTAAGCGTGTATCAGGCACCGGTAGGATCCAGTGCGCGAGTAACTGCCAATGCTCAGGGTAGATGGGAAATCTATCTTCGTGCAGCTACCAACACATGGGAAAGAGTTGCAGTACAAGATGGTACTATAGAACTTTCTGCGGTATTGTGGGATTACCAATTAGGAAGATTTGGATTTGATGTTGAAGTGTTTGATGCACAATACTTTGATCAAGAACCTGTGATTGAGACCCGTAAAATAATCCAATCTATCAATCAGGAATTGTTAGTTGATGAATTATTGATAGAACGAAACCGTGCATTGGTCTTGATGTTCAACTTTGTGTTGAGCGAGTTTGAAGCACCTGATTGGTTGAGCAAGACTTCGTTGATTGATGTAGATCACACCATCCGTGAATTGTTACCATTCCAGACCTATCGTCAAGACAATCAAGACTTTGTGATTGATTATATCAAGGAAGTCAAACCTTACCATGTACAGATTCGTGAACTAAATCTCATTTACAACGGATTAGATGACTATCAAGGAACACTCACAGATTTTGATGTGCCTGCATACTATGATACCGATGTGATTCCCAATCAGTTTGTAAGTCCAATTCTTACTCCTTATACAGTGAGCACAGCCGTTGGTACAGGTACTGCCAGCGATATAAGTGATGCAGCACCTGACAGTGCGGTCTGGCAGACTGAACCTTGGAATTTCTGGTACGACAACTACAAATTAGGCGTAGTTGGAGTAACTGTAGCCGAAGCCGGATCAGGATACACCGTGGCACCTACCGCAGTGGTCAGCGGCGATTGCACAGTACCTTCTGTGCTTACTGTAAATATCAACAGTGCTGGCCGTATCACTGGTGTGGATGTGATCAGCACAGGATCTGGATATACCACAACTGCCATCATCACACTGGAAGGCGGCAATGGCACCGGCGGACAATTAGTAGCACTAATGGCCAACGCCTTAGTTGATGATACAGCTTATAATTTGGTGCGTAGTTTTGATGTCACAATGAAGTATGACAGATATCAATATGTCAGTACCATTGTTGATTGGGAAGCTAATGTGTCATATGACAACGGTACCCAAGTGCGCTATGATAACAGAGTGTGGGAAGCTAACAGTTCGGATTCCACAGGAGTTGAGACTGCTACATTTGATCCTGCAGATTGGTTGCTGGTAAATGCTGCCACTCTAAGTGGTGTGGACCGTACCATGGGATTGTATGTGCCCACAGTAAACGAGCCCGGGTTAGATTTGAGTTTGTTGATTGATGGTGTAAGTTATCCTGGAGTACAAGTTAGTGCTCCAACATTCAATCAAAATACTGGATTCGATGTAGGTAACTGGGATATAAATCCCTGGGATAACATTGCATACGGTCCTGAAGGCCTGCCGACATATGATCCAGGAATCTTAGATGCAATATACGAAAGTAGATTCTTAGATATCTATCTAGGATTACGCCCCACTGACATCAATGTGGTGGGTGGCGAGTTTGTAGGACCTTACGAAAGTCACGCACCTGAAGAACTAGTGCCCGGTTCCGAATTTGATACCATGGACTTCCGTGTTTACACCCGTCCAGGATCAGATTGGGACTTCAATGGACATGGATTTGCTTGGAAGATTGTGAAATGGGTATACAACAGCACCGAGGCATACACACAGAGTTTCGCTGATATCATATCAAATCCTGTGCAGATTCGTATGACCAATCAAACACAGCGTCGAGACCTCACTGCTGATATTGCGTATTCCGTGGATTGGGTCAACAACTTTGTAACCATAATTCCTAGTGTAAGCTCACCACCAGCAGCCAATGGTGATGTATTAGTACTCAGTGTATTTGGTATCGGTGGCGGTAATCAACTGTATAAAAACAGTTTTAATGGTGGGGATGTTGGTAACTTCTTGAACATTCCTGTAGCAGATGCAGAAATCTTTGACATGGCTATCTTTGTGAATGGTGTATTGATTACCAATTATACATATGTGGCAGGTGTTAACAATAGCACAGACATCTTGTTCTCTGACACATACATTTACTCAGATGAGATCAATGTAACTGCCATTGGTGCTACTGATGGATCATTACCTTACACTTGGTCCACTCCACTGACACAGACATTTGTGAGTTATGGCCAGTTGGATTACATGCTAGACAATTCTATGTCGGGTACCAACATTGCCAACTTGATCGTGGAGGTAAATGGTATCCGTGCAAGACCACCAGAAGGTGCATTGTACATCGCTGATGGTAGTTCGGGATATGCACTACCTAACCGTGGTGGATACAGTCTCGGCCTGGTCTCTGACAACGATGTGTATGTGTGGGTAAACAATGAAAGACTCACGCTAGGTAGTGATTACATCGTTGAACCATTCACTGGTAGTGACACAAGATATGTTGATATCTTTACCGCACCGAGCATTGGGTCTGAAGTATTGATTAGCGTGACTACTAAAGCAGATTATATCATCCAGGATGACAGCAGCAGCATAGACAATTATCAGTTATTGTTCCGCACATCAGGTGGATTCTATCCACAGTACGGTGATATCGTAAGTGTAACATCATGGAATGACACAGCACAACAAAGCATAGATACATTGTTGTGGCAAGGTCCTGTGACCGAAGGTTCGGTAATAACAGAACCATTTGATTCCTTACCATTTGATTCAGGAACAGTTACCGGTGAGTCAGGAAGTTTTGACTACACCGAAGGTATACAAGTTATTGTCAACGATTTCCAACTTGGTAGAACCGTTCTCGACCCAACTAGAATGTGGGTTACAAAGAATGGTGATCGTATCTTCTACGGCGATGACTATTTGGTTGTTGGCCAAGAGCTTGTTCTTCATGGCCCGGCAATTGGTGTGACCGATGTGGTAGTAGCTCAATTGTTCACTGATTCAGTAGTACCCGACGCCATGGAATTCCGTATATTCCAAGACATGCGCGGAGTACAGGCAACCTATCGTATGACTCCATCAACTACAACCACTTTGGCAGAACCATTGCGTAAAGATCAAGACATAATTTATGTTAATAATGCCAGCGCATTGACACAGCCTAACTTAGAAGCCAATGTCTGGGGTATCATCACCATCAACGGTGAGCGTATCATGTATCGTGTACTTGATTTAAACACTAACACAGTCAGTAGTTTGATGCGTGGTACAGCAGGTACAGCAGTAGCCGATCACGCTGTGGATAGTATCGTGTACAATCTGGGCCAAGGTAACTTAGCACCTGCAATCTACCAAGATCAAATAGTGTACACCAACACATTAGCAGATGGCGTTACAACAACATTCACTGCTGATAACATCGATCTCAGTGAGTTGACTTTGAGTTTTGCTGAACAGGCCATCCTGGTGTATGTTGCCGGATTGAGAGTGACCGCCGGATACATTGTGGATTCTGTAGCACCTGCTACTATCACATTTGCAACTGCACCCACAGCAGGATATGAAGTTTCTATTCGTGTAAGACAAGCCTTGGGTTGGTATCAACCGGCCAATGGCAATCCCTCAGATGGACAAGCATTACAAATAACCCAAACTGATGCCGCAAGGTTCTTCAGAGGACAAAACTAAGGTAAATAAATCATGCAGCAAAATCAGCAGACTAAACCACAGCCACCAAAACCACAGCCCGCGGCTCGGCCAAACGAGCGTGGTACCATCGCGGTTTCGGGATTTTTGAAGATTTCAGATCCAGAAACCAAGCAAGTATTTGTGGAGACACGAGCATGATGATACCTGTTCAAGTACAAGGATTTGTAAAGATCTTTGATCCAGTTAGTGGCGAAGTTTTTGTGGATAAAAAGAATGCTATCCACTACGAGAACATGAGTATCAGTCTTGCTGAAACTCTCAGCAATCGTACCCTTGCACAGGGTGGCGGGTGGATCTATCTCATGGCATTTGGTAATGGTGGTAGTTCCGTGGATCCTACTGGCGTGATTACCTATTTGCCGCCTAATACTACCGGTGCTAACGCTGATCTTTACAATGAAACCTATGCTAAAGTAGTGGATGATAATTCCGCAGCAGACACCGATGTGACCAATAATTACATGCAAGTTCTGCATACCAGTGGACAAGTTTATACAGATATCCTAGTTAGTTGTTTGTTGGATTACGGAGCAGTTCCGGGACAGCAAGCATTTGACAACAGCACAAATTTCAACGGCGAATATGTGTTTGATGAACTAGGACTCAAAGCAGTCACCGGAGAAGACCTGACGCAACTACGATTGTTGACGCATGTGATCTTCCACCCAGTGCAAAAGAGTCTGAATCGTCAGATCCAGATTGATTATACTGTACGGATACAGACCTTAACTAACCTAAGTACAGTATAAATATGTGTATATTAACAGGTAATAAATACCTATAAGATTCGGAGCAAGCAAACATGTCATATACAATCACTCTCACAGATGGTCAGATTTTCGCGGTAATACCAGACGGTACCATCAACACCAGTTCAAGCATGACCCTGGTGGGCAAAAACTACGCCGGTTACGGCCAGTTCATCAACGACGATATAATCCGTTTGTTGGAAAATGGTTCCAACACCACAGCACCCGGAGCACCGCTAGTGGGTCAACTATGGTGGGATCAGACCACAGACACTATGAAAGTGTACAATGGTACCACATTCAAAGTGATTTCCGGTGCCACTGCGTCGGCCAGTGCGCCAACATCAAATGTAGCAGGCGATCTATGGTACGATAGCACTAACGCCCAGCTCAATGTTTACAGCGGATCAGCATTTATCTTGGTAGGTCCAGCGTATACCGCAGGCACAGGTGTAACTGGTGCCATTCCTGCAACTATCACTGATACTGATGCTGTAAGCCATGTGGTGGTAGAATTGTATGTTAACGATTCTATCGTGGGTATAGTAAGCAAAGATGCATCATTTAATCCTCAGATTGCGATTCCGGGCTTTGCATCCAATGTTCGCCCAGGTATTACACTGGCAACAACAGTGTCTGGCGTAGGTCAATATTTCCAAGGTACCGCAAACAACGCAAACACAGTGGGCAATATAGCTGCTTCAGGATTTGTACAAACCACAACCAATCAGACCATGACAGGTACCTTGGGTATCTTAAATGATTCAGGATTGAGTGTTGGTGCTGATTCTGACTTCCGTGCTTCGGTGACCGGAAGTGATGTATTCTTACGCAATCAAACACAAGATGGTAATTTAACACTTCAGATCAATGATGGTGGTGTTACAACTACCTTGATCCAAATGTATGGTGCCAACTCAATGACCAGTATTCCTAACAGCGTGACTGTGAACACAATTGGTGGCGCGACTGCTATTGTAAATGGTGCAGGTAATGCTGTAGGCAATATTGGGTCTAGTTCTAGTTATTTCAACACAGTATATGCACAGGCTACCACAGCACTTTATGCTGACGTGGCAGAGCGTTTTGCATCTGATGAAATTTATGAGCCGGGAACAGTGGTTGAACTAGGTGGCTCGGCAGAAATTACTCGTGTTCAACTTGATGCCAGCGATAAGGTGTTTGGTGTTATCTCTACACGCCCTGCATTCACAATGAATGGTGGCGCCGGGGACAACGACACACATCCTCCAGTGGCCATGACAGGTCGTGTTCCTGTTAAAGTTACTGGTGTAGTTAACAAAGGTGATCGATTGATTTCCGCTGGTGACGGCTTGGCTCGTTCGGCACAGCCCGGAGAAGCAACTTCTTTTAATGTTATTGGTCGTGCGTTGACTAGCAAGAACACCGCAGAAGCGGGCACAGTTGAAGCTATCGTAACAATCAAATAATAGGAAACAGATATGACTTATTCAACAGGCAGTGTGGTACTGGCAAATGATTACAACACTTTTGCCGGGCAAGTTAACAACATCTGGGGCACCGGCGCTGGTGATTCCGGGTGGGGCCAGACAGCAATCGGTGCTGTAAGCACCGGTGGTATAGTAACCGCTACCAACTGGGCCACCTTGGTTAACAATCTCGCCGCCGCAGGGGCTCAAACCAATACAACCATAACATCAAGATCAGCACCTACCACAGGAACACTGATCAGTATCTTGCCAGCTGTATCCACAGACATTACTAATGTTACAGTTAACCGTGGTAATGCTGTAGGACAAGGAACCACTAGCTCAACTTGGACCGGCAACACTGCTAAAACAAGTGCCACTGGCGATGGAACATCGGCTTGGACTATTAGTTGGACACAAACAATAACATTTGCTAGTGCAAATGCCGCTAGATATTTCTTTAATGCCGGCGGACTGATACGGTTGGACATGAGCAAAACATCAACAGGTACAGATATCGATGCAGATTGGAATGCCTTTGTGGGTCAAGTTGGTACCTTGTATTTCAGCGGTCGAGTTAACAGTTCAGCACAGACTATTGCTGGCGTAAGTTATACCGGTACTACTCGTATTGGTGGCACAGGCGGCACACAGACCTTTTTGGCTTCAACCACTGGATACTATCAACTCACGCCCGGTGCCGGCAACGCTCAGTTGTTCCAATTAAATGACGGTAGTGTATATGCCGGTAACGATATTCGGGTCTATGTTGCACTAAATGCAGGATCTACAGCAATTACATTTCTTACGACCTGGAACCAAACAGCCGTGAATCTGCCCGGCCAAACTAACAATATTTCAGGTGGAACTGATACTGCTAGTCCCTATAGTGGATTTGGAACAGCGCCGGCTGTATTATGCCGATATATTCCGCCATCAACCACATATTTGACAACAGCTAGTTGGGGAACCCCAGCTGTTTCTTCTGCTGTGTCCTAATAATATAATAGTAAACAGATATGACTTATACAACAGGCGGATTGATTGAGGCAAGTGATTATAACACTTTTCAAACCAACCTCAATAGTATTTGGAGCACAGGGTCGGGTGATTCCGGGTGGGGACAAACAGCAATCAGCGCAGTAAGTGTCGGTGGCCAAGTCACTGCTACTAACTGGGCTACATTGGTCAATAATCTCTCCACCTCGGGCGCTCAAACCAATACAACCATAACATCAAGATCAGCACCTACCACAGGAACGCTGATCAGCATCTTGGCCAATGTATCTGCTGACATCAGTAGCTGCACAACCAATCGTGGTAATGCAACAAGTTCGGGTACAGAAGTTGGATATGCCAGCGGTACCACAGCCAAAACTTCTGCCACTAGTAACGGTTCTCAGGGTGCTTGGCAGATTCAATTCACACATACTGTGACATTTCCTAGTGCCGATCAAGCTAGATATTTCTGGAATGCTGGCGGCCGAGTTCGGTTGCAGTTTGGTAAATCAAGCACCGGCACAGACATTGATCCTGATTGGAATAGCTTTGCCGGACAGCCGGGGTCCATCTACATTACCGGCCGGGTCAATAGTGCAGCACAGACTATTGCTGGCGTAAGTTATACTGGAACCACACGCATCGGCGGGTCAGGCGGAACACAGGCCATATTGGCCACAACCACTGGTTGGTATCAGTTAACTGGTACTCTCGCTAATCTCTTCCAACTTACTAATGCTACTTCCCCGTATACCGGAGAATATATTCTTACCCAAGCTTCATCTTCGGCTACTGTGTTAACCTTGATCACAACTTGGTTCCAACCATCAAACACCACGGTGGGATCTACCACCAACATTTCGGGCGGTACAGCACCGGCAGTTGGTGCTACCACAATCACAGGAACCGCACCAACCACATTGTGTACATTTTTGCCACCATCAACCGCACAAGGATTGAGCAATAGTTGGGGCACACCCACAATCGCTGCTTCAGTAGTCTAATAGGCAAACCTCCACCGGGGCAAAAGGTAGACTTTTGCCCTTTTTTCGTTTATAATACTTCAATGAATACTGACAACTTAATCGCTCACGCACGAGCCCGGTTTGATCATGTGGCCGCACGCCGTGTGTTGAAAGAAAAATACGAAGCCCGAATGTTATTCGCCTACAACGGCGGTATGTGGCGTGCTGGACCCGAACTCTTGGTATTGTTGGCTACTGTGCCTCCGTGTGATGCAGTAGTGCTAGACTTGTATGAAACTCCTATACAGGTCAGACCCGAAGAGCTGCGCGGCATGGCCATGATGCGCTGGCAAGAACAGATGAATGCTTGGCATGTGGAACATGAACAACTGAACAAACAACGATGACCACCGGTGCATTGATATTTGCGTTTAACAACGAACACACCGATTATCTTGCTATAGCTGCTTGGAGTGCTGATCGCATACGCCGTCATCTTGATATTCCGGTAGCAGTGATTACAGATTGCACAGATCCGTCAAGACTTGCTAAGTTTGATCAAGTGATCGCAGCCGATCCGGTTGCAGGTGGAACAAGATATTTTGATGACTACAAAGAAACTGTGACCTGGTATAATGCCAGTCGAACTGATGCATATAGTTTAACACCTTGGGACCAGACACTGCTGCTAGATGCCGATTATGTTGTTTGCGGCAGCGAATTAAAGACACTGTTGGACCATTCACAGGAATTTATATGCCATCGCTTGGCCTGGGATATCACTACTACAAATTATTTTGAAGGTTTAAATTATTTTGGGCATCATAAAATGCCCATGTGGTGGGCTACAGTGATGATGTTCCGTAAGTGTAACACAGCACAATATATCTTTGATTCGATGACCATGGTAAAAAACAACTGGAAGCACTACAAAGATCTATACCATATCACCAGCAGTCAGTATCGAAACGATTTTGCACTCAGCATCGCACTGGGTATAGTAAGTGGTCACACATTAAAAGTAAACAACATACCTTGGAGGCTGGCCAGTGTATTACCCGAACATGAGATCACTCAGATTGACGACGATCGCTTTGAAATCAAATATCAAGATCAAGGCCGACTAAAAAGAATGGCATGGGGCATAGATTTTCATGCTATGGGCAAAAAACATCTAGGAGACATCATTGCCAGTGCAAAGTGAACGCGGCTATTTGATCACAGCCATAAACACCCCTGAAGTCAACTATGTAGACTGTGCGTATAACTTGATCAAGACCATCAGGCAGTTTCATCCCGATGCCAAAATCTGTTTATTAACTGACCAACCCAATGCTAATTGGTCTGCACTAATAGACTATTACAAAACATTTGAGTTGCCACTCAGCAGCAATCCCTACGCCAACGACTGGCAAGTGTTTGGTGCCAGTCCATTCAGGCAGACTATCAAACTGGAAGCAGACATGGTTATCGCCAGCGAGATAGATCATTGGTGGACCATGTTTGAGCATAGAGATGTTGTGATATCCACCGGCGCTAGAGATTTTTACGATCAACCGGCTACTAGTAGATTCTATAGAAAAGTGTTTGATACAAACAACTTGCCTGATGTATACAACGCTATCACTTACTGGAGATTGAGTCCAACTGCACAAGAGTTCTTTGGCCTGGTACGCAGGATATTTGAACACTGGAGTGAGTACAAGACCTTGCTGAAGTTTCCAGATGAGGTCGCATCCACAGATTTGGTGTATGCTATGGCAGCACAGATCATGGGTCCAGAGCGTGTAACCATGCCATTTGCAACATATCCACAAATCGTGCATATGAAACGACATATGATCCCGACTCATTCTGAAGATTGGACAAAGGAACTCACATGGGAACTCAATCCACTAAGGATCAATACTGTGGCGCAATGGGGTGCAGTACATTATCATGTAAAGGATTGGCGCCATGAATGATCAAGAATTCTTAGAATTTTGGAACAACTTCAAGTGGCCAGAAATCACCCTAGTGTATCGTAGACTATACTACGATGATGCAGGAGAGCCACTGTTTTATAGTCAAGAAGATTTGCCCGGTAAGTACATCGATGTCACTCCTGAGCAGTTTGCTCTACAGGATCGATCAGTAAAAGTCATCAATGGAAAACTTGTGCGTCGTAGAACTGCAAGGATAGCTAAACTTGTTCCTGCTGAATCGGGTACCCTTTGCCATGCCAATGATGTGACCATTGTAGTTGATGATCAGCCCGGGCAATATTGGAAGAAAAAAGAAAATGTCGTTGAAACAAATTGATGTGGCAGATCTAGACTGTGTGTATCTCAGCTATGATGAACCCAACAAAGAAGAACACTGGATCAAGATACGCAACATGGTTCCTTGGGCCACAAGAGTAGACGGAGTTAAAGGATCAGATGCAGCACACAAAGCAGCAGCAGAGGTCAGTACCACCGAGCGTTTCATCTTGATTGATGGCGACAATCTTCCAGATCCTGAATTCTTTAACCAGACATTATCATTCCCTACAGAACAACATGAACAGGCGGTGTTCCGTTGGCGTGCCCGTAACCATGTGAATGGACTCATGTATGGCAATGGCGGATTGAGTTCCTGGACTAGGACCTATGTGCAGAACATGCACACACATGAGAACACCGACGGTCGGACTGAAACTCAAGTAGAGTTTTGTTTTGATCCGTTGTATTGGGCCATGCATGACTGTTATTCGACCACATACCCTAATGGATCGGCATTTCACGCTTGGCGTGCCGGATTTCGTGAAGGCGTAAAGATGTGTTTGGATCGTGGCCGTAGACCTACAGTATCCGAATTTCAAACTCGTGTACATCAACGCAATCTCGACAATCTCACTATCTGGCATAATGTAGGCGCAGATGTGGATTATGGGTATTGGGCCATAGCCGGCGCTAGGCAGGGCACATACATGACCATGCTTACCAACTGGGATTACCTACAAGTACAAAATTTTGATGCACTGGCTGAACTATGGCAAACTGTAGAAAATGAACAGCCCGAACATGTCAGCAACAACATTGCCAACGAATTACATACACAATTAGATTTACCCATGCACATGCTTACAGTTGAAGCCAGTGATTTCTTTAAACATCATTATCGTAGCAACTGGCGCAACCGTGGTGTCATGGTCCGAGAAGTAGATGTGATCTAACATTGTGAAAAACAAAAGTGATTTCCAATCGTCTGCTGAGCAGATGAAAGATCAACTCGGTCCGGCATTGTGCCTGGCTAAATGGAAACAGGTCAGCTTGCACTTGCCTACAGGATTAAATAACTCATGTTATCATCCGCCCTTGCATCCGATAGACTCAGCTGCGATTGCTGCTAATCCTGCTGCTCTGCATAACACTGCTCATAAAAAAGCCCAGCGTAAGATAATGCTACAGCAAGAACGGCCTAGTGAGTGCAGTTACTGTTGGAACATGGAAGACTTAGGCAAGCTGAGTGATCGGCATTATAGATCAGGTGAACCCTGGGCGGCGATAGATTTTGAAAAAATAAAAAACTCAACTGGAGATGAAGAAAATGTCATACCGTCGTATGTGGAAGTCAATTTCAACAATGCCTGCAACCTTAAATGCAGCTATTGCAGCCCGCAGTTCAGCTCTAGCTGGCAACAAGAAGTTGACCGTCATGGGGCATTCCCTACTTTGGTTCCTCATAACGCTGCTGAGCATTTTAGCGGCAGCCGCAGGCCTATCCCTGCCCGTGATCACAACCCTTATGTAGAAGCGTTCTGGGCCTGGTGGCCCACGCTGTATCCTGAACTCAAGCACTTTCGCATGACCGGTGGTGAACCCTTGATGGATCGCAACACCTATCGAGTGTTTGACTATGTGTTGGAGAATCCAAAAAGCGATCTTCACTTGGCTGTGACCTCAAACTTTTCAGTAGAGCCCGAACTATCAACAAAATACTTTGACTATGTTCAACGGCTATGCAGCACTGACATCGAACACTTCATGCAGTATGTGAGTCTTGACTCGGGCATAGGACCACAAGCAGAATACATCCGGCATGGTTTGGATTTTGAAAGATTGAAAGGCAATGTAGAAACATACCTACGAGACATTCCGTATCGTAACAGCCTCACATTTATTATCACAATGAACAATCTGTCAGTAACAGGCTTCCTACCATTGATGCAGTGGATACTAGATATGCGTCGAACTCACAGCAAGACCTACCAGCGTGTGTGGTTTGATACACCTGTGCTGAGACAACCAGCATGGCAAAGCCTACAGACCTTGCCAGAAAGTTATGCCGCAAAACTAGAACAAGCACGAGACTTTATGTTGGCAAACTTAGAAACCGAATCTGATCCGTTTCATGGATTCAAGGACTACGAAGTGCAAAGACTTGAGCGTGACATTGCCTGGATGCGATCGGCATCGAATACAAGCAGTCCCCAACACCTAGCCGACTTCTCGAGATTTTTCTCAGAGCATGATCGCCGCCGAGGCACCAACTTTGAAAAAACATTTCCGGAGATGATCTCCTGGTGGAAACAATGCGGTCTACATGCTAGATAATCGACGAGTCATCTGTGACACATCTTGTGAGATCTATCCTGAAATCAAACATCTAGTAGATGATACATTTTGGGAATTTGATAATCCCCAAGAGAATTCAATCACGATATTTGCTCGGCAGACAGTAAACCGCCATTCGGTCAAGATAAAGGAATTAGCTACAGCAGGCTTCTTCTTGCCAGTATTGGCCAATCCCAGCGAAGGATCCATAGTGCTAAAACTTCAATGCCAACGCCTAGGATTGCTGGATCTAGTCACACAAAAGAAAATGTTACTAGTAGGGTGCGGAGACATGGAACCCGAACTCAATTGTTTAGTATATGATTGCTATCTCAATCGAGTGATCGGATATGAACAAAACATCGAACAATCCGGCCGAGTGGATGAGATATACAACAAAACAAATAAACCCTACAAATTCTTGTTCTTAAATGGTCGAACACGCCCTCATAGAAAATACATGATAGAAAAGATGCGTGATGCTAGATTACTAGAACATGCACTATGGACCAATCTAGACACCACTCCTGTATATCATCACACATACAATACTGAGTTATTGAGTCGAGAATCTATTATACACTTGCTGCCCGATCAATACGAAGTAGAACAATATCATACAAATATCCAAAATCAATTTGAGTATTCGTTTATCAAGCACGAACTATTCAACAACCAATGGGGTGATGTATACATCCGTGCCGATCCATATATTGATACCTATTTTAGTTTAGTAACTGAAACAGTATGTGACTATCCATATAGTCTACGCAGTGAAAAAATCTACAAACCTCTTGCTATGGGTCATCCTTTTGTGGCTGTGGCCAATCGCGGTTTCTACAGAGATTTGCATCATGCAGGATTTCAAACATACCACACTTTAATAGATGAATCATTTGATCAGATCGACAACAATCAAGACCGACTGGATAGGATAGCCACTGTGGTTGCGGATTTGTGTGCCGGTGATTTAGATGAATTCCTGGTCGCGGCCCGGGCAATAAGTAAGTATAATCAACAACATATGAAGGACTACGGTTCCAAAATCCGTCGGGAGTTTCCTGAACGGTTTTTACAATTCCTACAACATCAATGACCGATTTAGAATTTAAGCAACAGGTGCTGGACACCAAGAGTGCAAGTTTTTGTGCAGCAAAATGGTATAATGCAACCATCTGGTTGGGTAGTGGCATGACCACAAGTTGCCATCACCCGCCGGCCCATTTGGTGGACATTGATAAAGTTCGGGCCAACCCTAGGCTGCTGCACAATACTGATCAGAAGAAAGAAGATCGTCGCAAGATGATTGCCGGCGAGCGTCCTGCTGGTTGTGAGTATTGTTGGAAGATCGAAGACATGGGTAGCGATGCCGTTAGTGATCGTGTATATAAGAGTAAGATTTATCCTATAGAGCTGTTAAATGAAGCACATACCAATCCACCCGATCAAGACTTCAACCTTCGTACCTTGGAGATTGCTTTTGACCGCACTTGCCAATTTGCTTGCAGTTATTGTAATCCTGCATTCAGCAGCACTTGGGTTCGAGACATTCGTAAAAATGGACCTTATCAAGGCCTTGTGTCTGATGGCAGGAATCACTTTACTCACGATCATAGCAGCAGTCAGCTTTATAGCTTCGGTGAAACCAATCCTTATGTGGATGCGTTCTTTGCGTGGTGGGAATCGGACCTACATCGAACCCTCCAAGAACTCCGGATAACCGGCGGCGAACCTTTGATGTCGGGCGAGACTTGGAAACTGATTGACTGGTTTAAAAATAACCCGGGCCGTAGCCAAACACGCTTGGCCATCAATTCAAACTTGGGCACAGCAGTAGATCTGGATCGATTGCTTGATAGCATTGCAGGATTAGAAGTTGACTTGTATACATCCAACGAAAGTGTAGGCCTGCAAGCCGAATACATCAGAGACGGCTTGGTGTGGGATGACTGGGCCAACAATGTGGAACGCTTGTTAGACTCAGGTAAGTTCCGTGGCATACACATCATGAACACAATCAATGCATTGTGTCTGTACTCACTGGATCAGTTCTTGGAATGCATAATGAACTGGAAAATAGAATACGGCCGTGATGCTGTGAGTTTTACTTTGAACATCCTGCGATTCCCCAGCTTCCAATCACCCTTGATATTGCCCGACGAACTACGCACGGTATTTCGACAACGGTTAGAAGTGTGGCTTGATGCTTGGTGGGATAGTGAATTCTTGCATGAGCACGAAGTCAATCATGTTCAACGCCTGATTGATTATCTTGACATAGTCAAGACTCCACACTCAGAAGCATTTGATCGGCCCAAGTTGCTGAATGACTTCAAGCAGTTCTATACACAATATGATCAGCGTCGAGGCAAATGCTTTGATCTGGCATTTCCTGCATTAAAACCCTGGTATGACTCAATACAAATATAACAGCAGTGATTTAGTTCAGGACATAGATCTTTCAGACCGCGAGCAATTTTTGCTCACTGAATCTAAGACCTTTTGTATCTATCCATGGATACATCTTCATGCATATCCTACTGGTGAGGCATATCCATGCTGTCATGCGGAAATGAAATACCCGATAGGAAATTGCCGATCTAATACCTTGTCAGAGATATGGCAAGATCAGCCTATGCAAAAATTACGGTCAGACATGCTGAGTGAAACACCCAATGTGGCTTGTGGTCGTTGTTACGAACAAGAACAATCAGGATTCTTCTCAGGCCGTAAAAGCGCAAACAAGCATCACGGACATCATATCAAAAAGTTAGATAAAAATCCATTCGAGATGACCTATTGGGACATACGATTTTCAAATCTGTGCAATCTCAAATGCCGTAGTTGTGGCTATATTTTCTCCAGTCAGTGGTATCAGGATCAGGCCAAACTAGCAGGTGATGATTGGGACAAGAACCACAAGGTGCTAAACATTGCCGGGCGCACTGAAACTGATATGTGGGAGCAGCTATTACCACACTTAGATTATGTAGAACAGATATACTTTGCCGGCGGCGAACCCTTGTTAATGGAAGAGCATTATCGAATCCTAGACGAGTTGGTTCGGCGGTCTTTGTTCCATGTTAGATTGATATACAATACAAACTTCACACATACAGATTTAAAAGGTAAAAGTGTGTTTGAGTATTGGAAACTGTTTGATAGTGTAGCAGTAGGTGCTAGTTTAGATGGTGCAAAAGATCGTGCAGAATACATACGCAAAGGAACCAAATGGCAACAGGTGGAACAAAATCGAATCGACATGCTACGCATCTGCCCAGATGTTGATTTTTACATAAGCCCTACTCTTAGTATTCTAAATGCATGGCATCTGCCGGACTTTCATCGAAACTGGGTCGAGCGTGGATTCATTCAGGCACAAGATTTAAATGTAAACATCTTACAAGATCCTCCGCATTATCGAATTGACATCGCTCCAATAAAATACAAACAACGACTGCGGATAAAATATCAAGAACACATAGAATGGTTACGAGATAAGGATCCACTACAGCGTGCCACAGTAGGATTTGAGTCTGCGATTAAATTCATGATGGCCACAGATAACACACAACTCATCGACACCTTCTGGCGTAAGACTCATGAACTAGATAGCATAAGAAATGAAAAATTGTTAGATGTGATTCCGGAACTTCAGAGTTTGTTATAGCATGACAAAAAATCTGCATCTATACATAACAGAAGAAGATTACACGGAAATGGCCGGACCTAATTGGCCTGCGTATGTTGATTTCTTGCAAGGATTTCGTGGAGTGAAACCTGAAATACAACAAGAGCTAGAAGAGTACATCCAACAACATCGTAAACAAGGTATAAAATTTCCTATCAAAACCGCCACAGCCTGTCAAAGCAAATGGACCTGGAGCACTATCTATCTCAATGCACTTAGCACAGCTAGTTGTCATCGTGTAAATCCAATTCCATTTGATCTAGAAGATTTTGACAATTTTCACAACATACCTAAAAAACTCAATGATCGTCGACTCATGCTAGAAGGCAAATGGCCCACTGGTGGATGTGAATACTGTCAAGAAATTGAAAATTCGGGTGGGCGCAGCGATCGACAACATAATTTAGACATACGGGGCCTTACTCCTCCGGAACTAGAATTAGATCCTACTGCTATTTCTGTTACTCCAAGATTGGTTGAGATATTTGCTCAGAACACCTGTAATCTAAGTTGCATTTATTGCAATGGGAATCTCAGCAGCAAAATTGAACAAGAAAATATCAAGCATGGGGAATTCGACCAGGGCGATGTAAAAATACCAATCATCGCAGTTCCTACAACAGCAACCAAAGAATATTTTGATCGATTCCTTAGTTGGTTGGAAAAAAATATACAGCAGTTGGTTCGATTACATCTATTAGGAGGGGAAACATTTATACAGCACGAGTTGATGAATTCAGTGTTGGATATACTAGAACGCAACCCTAGTCCAGATTTAGAATTTTGTATTTTTAGTAATTGCAATGTTCCCGACAAGTGGTGGGATCATTACATTGGTCGAATCCATGCTTTACAGATTGCAGGAAAGATAAAAGTGTTTGATCTAACAGCCAGTATCGATTGCTGGGGCCCTGAACAGGAATATATAAGATCCGGGCTCAATCTGGACAAATTTGAAAAGAGATTTGCATGGGCAAGTCAACAAGGTGATTGGTTACGACTCAATGCCAATCAGACTGTTACTGCTATGACTATAAAAACCATGCCCGGCTTGATTGAAAAGATAAAACACTACGGTAAAAACAAACACATTGGGCATTATTTCGAATTTTACATTGGTCCAGATATGTTTCAACATCCAAAGATATTTGCTTGGGATTTTTGGAAAGATGATTTTGAAAAAATATTAACTGCCATGCCCACAGACACAGAAGCACAAAGAGAAGCTATTCCCCGTATGCAAGGGTTACAAAGTTTGTTAAAACAAAGTTCGCATAACGATCTAGTTTCTATAAAAAAGTTACATGTGTATCTTGACGAATTAGATAGACGCAGATCTACTAATTGGAGGATACTGTTTCCTTATTTAGATATACTATGAAAATACCTCACGACCAATTCTGCGTATTGCCCTGGATCAGTTTAGAAGCCAGTCCTATTGGCACAGTACGACCTTGTTGTTTAGCTGATGATGAAATTGTGGATGATGTTGGCAACAAGTTTAAGTTAGCCACTGCTAATTTTTCACACATACAAAACAGCAACCATATGACACAGTTACGAACTGAATTTCTTGCAGGACACCGACCAGAAACATGTAGGAAATGTTGGAATGAAGAAGATGCAGGCCGTACATCAAAACGCATGCACACATTGGACCGTCTCAAGCACAGTCTCCAAGATGATGAGTGGAGCACAGATGCTAAACCATTGATGTTCTTAGATCTCAAACTAGGTAACATATGTAATCTCAAATGTAGAATCTGCGGTTCGTGGTCTAGTTCACAGTTTGCTGGAGAAGAGATTTCATTCACACCGAGAGAAGAACAAAAATCCAGCCATGCTTATCGGATGTTGCGAGCAGGCGCTTGGCCCAAAGAAAACGCTCATTTCTGGCAGCAGATTGATAGTGTACTTGCTGATATACGATACATCGAATTTACTGGTGGCGAACCGTTCATGATCGACCAACATTTTGATATGTTGCAAGGTATAGTGGATCGTGGTATAGCTCACCAAGTTGAGATACACTACAACACCAATGGCACATTGTTTCCTGATCGTGGTCCAGATATATGGAAGCATTTTAAGACTGTGGAGATAGCATTCAGTGTGGATGACATTGGCCCTCGCTTTGAATATCAACGATCAAATGCCTCCTGGGGTACAGTGAAAGAGAACATCAATCGATTTAGGATCATGCGCGAAAGTATGCCTAACTTGCAGTTACAATGCTGCACCACAGTGAATGTTTTCAATGTGAGATATCTAGATGAGGTAGCATTGTGGATAGCACTACAGGATTTTGATTTTGTGTATTGGAACATGATGCACGACGCATGGTATTTTTCAATATCAAGACTTCCAGCAAGTGCTAAAGAACAAATCGCTGATTATCTCAGTGATTGTAATGTTCCTGACCAATACCGAGCAGAATTTGTCCGCATCATTGACTTTATGATTCGTGGTGAATCATCCGATGGTACTGAAACCCTGTTACAGATACAAAAGCTAGATCAGCGTAGACAACAAGATCTAAAAAAAGTAGCACTTGAATTGGCGCAGATATTAAACTATGCAAAAACCTGAGTCTTTGTGTTTGGCTCCCTGGGTACACACTTATCTTTCTCCACAGACCGAGCGGCGTATGTGCTGTGCATCAAGAGAACCTGCACAGAATTTCCAACAATACATTGATACTGAATCAGGAACCGGAACCTATATTCCTATCACACTAGAACAGCATTGGAACGGCGAGCACATGAGATCAGTGCGGCGTCGTATGATGGCCGGTGAAAGATTGCCCGAGTGTGAAGTGTGCAACGATCAACTGCTAAACACCGATGTATATCGCACATACTTTGGCCAACTATTTGAACATAAATACTCCGCAATTTTAGAACAAACTGATGCAACTGGTCGCACCACGATGCAACCGGTGAGTTGGGATTACAGATTCAGCAATCTATGCAATTTCAAATGCAGAACATGTGGAGACATGTTGAGCAGTAGTTGGGAGTCAGAACAAAAGACACACCACATGGTCAACTGGAGTAATCCTAAGAATAACTGGATGCGGCCCGAAGTAAGACAACAGATAAGTCAATTCCAAGATACGCAGATTGAACAAGAGTTTAGTGATGCTGTAGAACAGCACAGAGTAGAAGAAGTATATTGGGTGGGTGGCGAGCCGTTGATGTATGAGCAGCATTGGCGCTACATGCAACGCATAGTAGAACTAGGGGATGGACCAAGGGTATATGCTAGATATAATACAAACTTATCCAGGGTGGATTATCACGGGATCAATCTTTATCGCGACATTCTTCCTGGGCTACGAGATTGGCAGATATGTGCAAGTCTCGACGGGACAGGAGCAATTGGAGAATACATTAGAACAGGCCTTGACTATGATCGATGGCTTGATAACTTCGGTAAAGCAGTGGCGATACGAAGTCACCCTCGTCAAGTCAGAATTGACTTTACGCTCACTCTGCCCGGAATGTTCGAAGTTGGCGCGATTACAGAACTCGCTAGACAATTCGGCGTAGATATCCTGGCCAAAGTAATCTTTAGTTTCTCACCTGATATTGTTATGAGTCCATTGGCATTGCCTAGGCATTTACTAGAACCTTGGTTAGACGAACTGATAGCAGATACACACGGTGCCATGCAGGCAGTGTTGATACAACTAAAAAATCGCCCTACATTCGACGAACAATGGCCCAACGAATACCGATCTGCTCTTGCTCAAGGCCGTGATCGTGTGTTACAATTAGAACAGATAAGAACACAACCGATAACTATGACCGATATCCTGTCAGCCAGGCCTGATGTATTAAAATGGTGGATGGAAATTGCTGAATTCAATTGAAATAGATCTTCGCAACAAAAATAATCATGTGTTGACCGTATACATTGATGTGGAGGATAACAGTCTCTCACGAAAGTGGCTTTCAGCATTGAGCCATTTGATTGCTCACAATTATCATCTAGAAAAAAACTACTGTTGGTTAGGATGGGCAGAAGGTGATCGATCTCTAGAATATATCTGTGGTGAAATCAACCGTAGTATCTCAGAGATCAACTCAGCCGATCTTGGATATCAGATTGATGATGAGTTTACTCCGGCAAATACTGTGGCAGATGATCTTGGTGTTGACCATGCTCATATGAATCAACTGCACAGGTATTTTGAAGACCTACAAGGCGTGTCAGGAGCAATGAGTCCTTACTACACAGCCGCTGATTCAGTCACACGCTGGCACATACGACAGTTGAACCTGTTATGCCATGAGCATGAAAGTTTGGTATTGAGCATGCGTAAGTTAAAACAAGCACCCGAATGGTGCAGGCCATCACAACTGATGTGCTGGCTACAGTCACCAAGATTTGCATTAGAAACTGAGGATTATGAACTGTTTGGTATAGAAACTATCAACAGATCGCTAGGTGGAGTTTATGTGGGCGTAAATAAAGCAGTGGGCAAACATCATTGGGAAGTATTCAACGACGAAGGCCGAGACAGTCGGGTGGGCGAACTTGTGACCAGTAGTTTGAAATCACAGTCCGAAGCCGCTGGAGATTTTGACATCGAATGGGGAAGAAATCCAGCAGCATATCCTTGGCAGATCAAGGAACTGGATGAGTTCAGAACCTGGCTGATAGAAAATGGATTTGATCCAGATGATAAATCATTGACCATTGGCCATCCCAAAGTTGCTCAAGTAGATCTCATGCGTAGCTTTGGGACGACAGATTACAATCTCATATGGAATCAATTGGCCGACCATCTAGATGTTTATAAAATAAGAATCAACAACACTGAGGCTACATACGAGTATCGCTGGAGCGACCCGGACTACCAGCAACAACAAATAAGGAATATGCTATGAATTGGATCAAAAGAATGTGGGCAAAGATCACATTGGAAATTCGCTATCGTAAAAAACTTCGAGAACTTCGTAAACGCGATCCTTTTATCTACAAATGAACTACATAGGTATATCTGCTGGATTCCATGATGCTGCTGTAAGTGTGGTTAATCAGGCTGGTGATATATTGTTTGCTGCTCACAGCGAACGCTATAGTAAGAGAAAGCACGACAAGGATCTCTGCGAAGATCTGCTATTAGATGCTTTGAGACATACAGATTCCGCTCGACTAGAATATCATTACTACGAGCGCCCTTGGATCAAAGCCATGCGACAACTACGCAGTGGTGAAGGGTTCTCTTGGCCGTCGTGGGATCGACTGCTCGGGTCAACATACAACATCATGGGTAGACCCAAGATACACACTCATGGCCATCACTTGTGCCACGCAGCAGGGGGATTCCAAACCAGCTCATTTGATGATGCCACAATTGTGGTGATAGATGCCATAGGAGAGTTTGATACTGTAACTATTTGGGATGCCTGGTATGAAAACGGCCGAGCACGATACAAGAAAGTATGGAGCCTGCGATATCCTGATTCAATCGGCTTGTTCTATTCGGCTATGACTGCCCGTGTGGGGCTAAAACCCATGGATGAAGAATACATACTCATGGGCATGGCAGCATATGGAGAACCTGTGTATCTTGACGAGATACGGAAGCAACTGCTAGATCTATCAAACGGATTACACTTTAAAAAGAATCTACACATTGGTGTAGACGATGATTTCTTGCCCATGGCTGATCCTGCAAACATTGCCAGCACAGCACAATTTCTAGTAGAGAGCATGATACGAGATGTTCTACAAAAGGCCAGAGAGCACGGGCGTAGCCGTAATCTAGTGTATGGCGGTGGTGTGGCATTGAATTGCCTGGCCAATCGATTCTTAGGACAATACTATGAAAAAATTTGGATCATGCCTAATCCGGGGGATGCTGGCAATAGTCTCGGTGCTAGTTGTTTGGCTCATGGTGGCCGTGTTAATTGGCGAGACTGTTTTCTGGGGCATAATATACCCGGTGCTTACCCGGTAAACGAGATCTTGGATCATCTAGTCACAAATAAGATAGTAGGAGTGGCATCAGGGCGTGCTGAGTTCGGACCAAGAGCCCTGGGCAATCGTAGTCTATTAGCTGATCCACGAGGACATTCAATTAAGAGCCGGGTGAATGAGATCAAACGACGACAAAAGTTCCGCCCATTTGCACCTGTGATACTTGAGGAATACGCAGCAGAATACTTTTATATGCCGCCTAACTTCGATACCAGCCCATACATGCAGGTCGTGGCCGACTGCCGCAATCCAGAACTATTTCCTGCTATCGTACATGTGGATGGCACCAGCAGAGTACAGACTGTGCCCCGAGATGGCTCGGGTATTCGACAACTGTTAGAAAAATGGTATGTTATGACCGGATGCCCTATGCTGCTAAACACCAGTCTCAACATTCGTGGGGAGCCTATGGTCAACGATCGAAAGGATGCAGATCGATTCCAACGGTGCTATCAAGTCAAGGTGTGTAGTTGATACGATCCACAACCACTTGCAGTCTGTGAGCCATGCCTGCGCGAAATACCTGAGCATTATGCTGTATCTCGGGTGCAAGATCCTGATATAGACGATGTAAATTATCCTGCCCGGATTGTATCAATGACTTGGTAAGATCTAGCACAGCTTCAAATCGATCTTGATTATTACTGTTTGAATCATAACTTTCATCTATACAACGACCAAAAGTCTGATATCCAAGGTCGCGCAGGTGTCGGAGATGATCTGCAGAACTTACCATTACAAAAAATTGATTGTTGAATATGGGTTTGAATGTTTTTTCTGTGATAAATTGCCCACCAGAGTCGTCCACATCGATCATGGTCTCTAACACAATGTTGAAATAACTGTCAGTATACAAGTCGGCCATGTTCTGATTGTAGGTATTATGAGCGCGGGTATCTAGATCATCTACACGGAATGGGCCAGCGGCAATAAACTGATCTACCCTGGATTGGCATTTAGCGAGATAACTGTTTCTCAATGCACATCCATAATAATCGTCCTCCCCGCCTAACAAGTGTTGAGTGTAACTGAAGTAACCTTGTTTGTGTAAGCCATGACTCCATAGATCGCTCATAAACACCTTGCGCCAAAGTTTATCTATCCTGCACAGTCCGGTATAGGCGCGTGATCTTGGATTGAGATGATATTGAGCATTTGAATTTCTATCCACTGTACGCCAATACATGAATTCTAGTTCAGGCCAATACACTGAGTTCGGATATTGATCAGCAGAAGAATTGCCTGAAATCAACCATGTCATTTCTTTGTCTATGCCATGCTGTTCGCAAAGCGTGTTTAATCGATCTCGGATGCGCCCAGGATGATCGCCTTCATGATAGGTAAACACCAGTTTCATTTCTTTTGATTTTATTTTAGCCATGGCATCGGTGCTGATCTGAGAGATATAGTCTTGACCGAAATCAAACCATCCTGATACCATTGGGTACCATGCGCCACAAGGAGCATCTTTGGTTGATACAACTTGATTGGGGATTTTGCAATCTCCGAGATAGTATATAATGCGAGGAAAATCCAATCTATATCCATCCATGTCATCAATTTGATCATGCAAGTGTACAGGTATACCGTTGGGCATGGGCCTCCTAGTAATCGGATGCCGATAGTCAACTGCTATGTAAATCATTTAGATAAATGTGTCTTGATTGATTCTAACATGTCGGTAAGTTCGGCCCATAGCACCGATTCAAACCCGCCTCGGTAGAACCAATTCCAGTTGTGTTCAATCACAGGCCAGCAGGCTTGGAATAGTTCTTGTTTCTCTTGTTTAGAGAGATCATTTAGTTTTTTTAACACAGCAGCAACCTTTTCGGCTCTGCTCAAGTCGTTAGTGTCAAGATCATAACTCTCATCCCAAAAATCTCCAAATGTTTGGAATCCATAACTACGCAAGTATGCAAGACTGCCTGCTGTGGCCGACAGTACAAATGGCATACCCAATGCGATGGGTTTAAATGATTTTTCGGTAAGTTGTAACCTACGCCCGGTGTACACAGTTTCTGTAACATGATAAACTAGACTTTCGGCACATGGATCAAATTGATCCAACCAACAACTGCTCATCCGAGGAGTATTTTCTCCGGGAAATAGTCTAGGTAGATCTATTTTGTTAATCACATCAACGATGTCAAGATGTTGATCTTTATAATTTTGGGCAATTTCACCAATGGAAGTATTCTCTACTGGGCACACAGCACTGGCACTGATCCAATTATCCATAAGACCTAGTCGAGCAAAGTGATACAACATTAACACTCGATGTTGTCGCAACCCACCAATGATCCGATTGGCACTAAAGAAGGTTTTTTGGATCTTCCTCTCAGTCCAAGGTGTGATTTGAAAAGTTCGATCATATCCGCGATACCAATCTAATGCAGCCCATCCATGGAAAAAATAATAAAAAGGTTGCAAGTTTCTCTGTTTACATATATAATCTATGTTGGTACTGTTGGTTTCGCTAACTACTATGACTCCTGTTTTTCTAACATGAGGCCTGAATCTTTGTAGGTTGCTATGATCTAACCGATCCAAGGTTGCTCGATGAAGATTTGGGATCAAAGGTTCTTGGTCAAAGAAATATATAAAACTTTTTTCTTTATCGTCAACTGATTTATAATTTTGAAGACTGTCTGGGTTGCTAGATCCAAAAGGGTCATGATAAACCATTCCGGTATGCGGCAAATTTTTTCTTATCCAGGGCAAGAATGTATTTTCGTAGAGCTCATCTATCCTGATCATGTTTGATATATTTTATATTGGAACCAAACCAAATCTGTTTGTACACGAGCAACAGGTCGAATCTATTGAGCAAGCACATCAACGGTCACGCACAAGATTCTTTTGGATGGTCTCATATTTAGTGGATTATACAGGGTTCGATTTCCTTTATGAACCGCCACCTTGGCAATCACATCAACGCCACACATGGCCTAGCCAATGGCAAGAGGATTCCGGCACATATCTTGTTCCTACTGCGGGCTACACAGACACAAACTATCACTCCGCTCCACAACTACCAAGAACTTTGGCCACAGCCAAGTACGAGATCGATCACATGGACGGTGCAGCAGGACAGATACCTGGTGTTGCACGACGAGTAAGATACTTTGACAACTACAGAGACACACTAATCCGATTGGCTAAGAGCATTGGCACAGAACATGAGTTTGTGTGGGTATGCTCTAGCATCTGCGATTATACCAACTTTGACTTCTCGTGGCATCCTAGTCATTGGCAATACAATCTACTTCATGTGTTTGCCAGCGATGAACAAAAGTTTGGAGACACATTCTTCATGCATGTGCCTAGTTTTGCAGCAAAGGCAGAAACTGTGGAGTTGTTGGACTGGTATGATTGTAACTTTGTTGATATCTCAGTTCCTCGTAGACCTATGCCTGTGATACAACACGACTTAGATAGCCATGTTGATGCAGTAAAAACAATGACTTGGAAAGGGCCCCTGGCGTTGTTTGTGACCAATACTAACCCTTCCATATCTCAACCCGCTGTGAATCTTTGGAGAGCAGAAACTAAAACTTTGATACCATTAGATCCGGGTGCCAATGCAGTGATAGTTCCGCAGTCTGTGGTGCCATATATAAAAACACAATTGTATGATTATGCCTATATAGACAAAACAAAAAGATCTACACAACCTGCACAGTTACAAGATGTGATTTTTATATCCTATGATGAACCCGAAGCAGAGATTAACTGGAAAAAACTACAAGACAAATGTACAAGGGCTAAACGGGTTCATGGTGTACAAGGTATGGAAAACGCATTAGCAGCAGCAGCGGAACTGAGTTCCACTCCGTGGTATTTTTGTGTGTTTGGAAAAACTGAATTGCATCCTGATTTTGACTTTACTTTCCAGCCTGACTACTTTCAACAGCCAAAGCACTACATTTTTTACAGTGAGAATCGCGTGAACAAGTTAGTGTATGGAGAGATGGCTGTTATCATGTATAATTGCAATCTCATACTTGATAATCAAAATCAAGAGTTTGGTCTTGATTACACATTGAGCTTCCCCCATGAAGTCATACCCATCATCAGCACATATGGGAACTTCAACACCAGCCCATATCATACTTGGAGAACAGCATTTAGAGAAGTCAGCAAACTGTACGACATGCAGGAAAAATCGCCATCCGTTGAAACTGAATATCGTATCAACATATGGGAAACCGTGGCCCAAGGTGATTATGCAGAGTGGGCTCTAACCGGGGCCAAGGATGGAAGAGAATTCTATCAAAAATACAAAAATGACTTTGCTTATAGGAAAAATAGCTTCAACTGGCAATGGTTAAGAAACTATTTTTCAACTCTCCACGGAGAGTTCAATTGAAAAAATCAAGCACAGCCTGTGCGACTGTATCTACATCCCCGAGATTGAGTTGTGCATGAACTGGAAGACTGATACATCTAGCAGATAGTCGTTCGCTGTTGGGCAGGCTTACTTTGGGCATGTTTCGATACACAGGCTGTTGATGCATAGCCAAGGGAAATTGGATACCTGCTTGAATTCCTTGATCATACAGAGATTCATAAAGATCATCTCTACGGTCAGATTGGATCACAAATTGATTGTAAACATGACTGCTGACTTGGTTTGATTGTGGTAACTGTATTTTATCACAATGTTTGAGTAATTCCATATACCGTTGAGCATGTTCGACTCTTTTCTGATTCCATGTATCTAAAAAATCAAATTTGGCCGACAGTATGGCTGCTTGCATAGAATCAAGTCGTTCATTCCATCCCACGATTTCATGTAGATATTTTTCTCTACGGCCGTGATCTCGCAGCATTTTGATGTCAGCGATAAGTTTTTTCTTGCCAGTAACCGCGCCAGCATCGCCCATGGCTCCTAAGTTTTTTCCTGGATAAAAACTAAAACAAGTTAGATCGGCTTGATTTCCGATCGGTTGCCCTTTGTATCGGCACCCTGCACTTTGTGCAGCATCTTGGATTAGCGGAATACCGGGTGCTAGGGCTCGCAATCTTTGTAGAGCAATTGTTTGCCCGTAAAGATCAACAAAAATGATTGCCCGGGTTTTGTCCGTGATAGCCAGTTTGATCTGATCTAGATCTATAGTGTAATATTGATCAATGTCGACAAAGCGAGGTATAGCACCAATCTGGCTAACACATTCAGCTGTGCTAATGAAACTCATGCCGGGAACCACAACTTCATCGCCAGGTTTCACACCAACTGCTAACAAAGACAATGTCAGCGCACTGGTGCCACTGCTTACTCCTGCACAATCTTCGGCACGAGTGTATTGTTTCCATTTGTCTTCAAAATTCTTAACTTCTATACCACCAATGAACGAACTGTTATCAATGCATCGTTTGATCGCAGCATCTATAGATGTTTTAGCCTCTGTGTATTCCTGAAACAAATTTGCGTATGGTATAGTTATTGTCTGCATGTGACTGGTCCTTGATTCCACGGTATACCAAACTTTTCGTCATCTTGAGCCTGATTGATCAATCTACTTACTACATGATCAAACGCATCTAAATATCCAACATCAGGTGGCATTGGTCTTATTGTTTTCTCTGATTGTACAAAATCTCGAACTACCTGTTCTACGCTACTATCGTTGATATTTCCGATGATGTATCTTTCAGCACCAGGACGATCTAAAAAGCCACTTTCGTGATACACATAAACATCGCCTTTGACATCAACTGCTACAGCAACTTGCGGAAAGCTATGTGGTACCATCTCCTTCCAAGAGATCATTTTCAATGCGCCGGAGTTCCTTCCATGCACCAGTGATTCTAATGCATATCCAAAATCCCAATGTGTAGTAGGCCACTTGTTTTGTTTGAAATCTTTGATGCGGTCAAAAATATCAACAAGCTGTGCTCGCTCTTCATCACTGACTATGCGAACATTCTGACTGAAATCTTCTCTCAAAGTTACAAAGTCAACAGGACGAGTAGTATGACTGTTGATATGATCAATGATATCAATCAGCTTCAATACATCTTTAGAGGACCCAGGAAGGATGATCCAGTTTACTCCCACACGCACATCAGTGGTCGAATTGATGTAGTCAATGATGTTTTGTATGATGCCATCAAAACTTTCTGAATGGCGTGTTACTTTAAACGCACTATCTGCATCCACTCCGTATAAACTGAATCTAACTGCGTAAAGATCTTTCATACCAGGGTTTTTCTCTACATACTTAGGGGTCATCATGTAACCATTGGTGTAGAGCTGCATTTTGTAACCACGCTGTTTGCCGTAAGTGATGATATCACCTAGATACCGATTAGTCAACGGTTCAAGCCCACCACTGATCCTAAATCTATCATCCCAGAACTGATCAGTCTTGGGATCTTGATCGATGATCTGTTTGAATACATCAAACCCATGTTGTTCAAACTTCCGATCGTATTTGGCAACAGGATTACGCCCACAAAAATTACAATAGAACATACAGCTCATACCGGTGTATAACCCAATGCGGTTTGGATACATGTAATGATGATCTATAGCAGCATGTAACGATCCGTTGTCTAACAATGGGCGGATGGTATTGGTCCAGTACTTGGTACCTTCGCCACGGAGTAAGATATGATTCTGTGCTCGGTTATCTTGTCGTAAGGCATGTGATAACTCGCGCAATTGATCCGCAGAAATGTTCAGTGTGGATGCTATTTTTCTTTGAGTCACAAAAGGATCATTGGCTAACATTTCGCACACTTGCATGGACACTGAGTCCAAGTGAGAAATATCAGAATCCTGATCAACAGTAACGGAACTATGGGTGTAACCTAATCTTGACATATTTAAACACAATCTAACAACGAATCAATGATGTAATCAACTTCAAGATAAGTGAGTTCAGGGTAAAGAGGTAGTGTGAGGCAGCGGCGTGCTAGACTGCTTGCTGGGCTCAGTATGCTGGGTCCTTGGAGATGTTGATAAGCAGGCAGTTCATGCAGTGGATCACGATAGTGTATCTTTGTCTCGATACCTCGGTCGGCCAGTTTTTGCTGTAGTAGATCACGGTCATCCACATCAATCACAAACTTGTGGAAGCTGTG